TTATTGAGGAATGAAAGATGTATCAGCAACCGAATTTGATAAACACGCAACAAGCAAAGAACGCTTTTTTGCCTAAACTACAACAGTATAGAGCAATTGGGCCAATTGAAGATTATAAGTTTGATGCGTTGAAACCAAAGAAGCAAATGAAAGAAATAAGAAAAGTATTGTTACCGGAAAAGAAACAAGTATTGTTCTTGAAGTATGGTCACAAGTTTAACTTTAAAGATAGATGTGTAGTATGTGGAACTCATCATGTTTGGGAGTCCGGTGATTATCTAAGGCCACCAATACCACTAGATAAAGTAGAGAAAGGAAGACCGCTTAGAGGAACTTATTGCCCTAGACATGCGGCTATCCATAAACAAATGGAAATGTTACAACAACAAATATTAGCAGACGAACACGGTTTAGATTTCAAAGCATTTATTCCTAAAGCGAAAATGCCATCTATGTTAAAAAGACAACAAATAACTGACCTAACAAAAGAAGATGTTATGAGGCTGACTAGCATGGGATGGACTATAACGCCACCAACTCCAATAGCAGATGAAGAAACACAACTGGCAGAAATAGTTAGATTGAATACTGAAATACAATTAAATACAGAAAGGATAAATCATTTACTAAAGGGAGCGAAGGGTGAGTAACATGGGAATATTCGGAACAAGCAATGGCACAGTTTTAGGTGCAGTTCAGCAACAAAGCGACCAACAATTCAAGAATGTAAATAATTTACTTTCTTTACAGGATAATCATGTTGAAGAGTTCTTTCAATATCATGGTCAAATGTTTTTGACACAGATGGAGAAACTTATGGAAGATGTTGTAGAAAGAGTAGTTAGTAAGATGTTGGCTAAGTTACAATTTACAACTGATTCTACAACTGGTATGTTGAAGATACATAATGATGCTATGAGAGAGTTTGAAAAGATTACTCAAGAGAACATTGAGTTGGATATTAAGAACATATTAGATGCGGCAATTAATACAGAAGTTGTTAATCAAAGAAAGTTAGCAAAACAACAATACCTAGAATCTCAAGGATTTAGTGGTGGCGGTGGTATGCAAATGGCACAACCAACCGCTACTGCGGCAATAGCAGGATTAACTGGAAACATGCAACAATACCAACAAATGCAAGGAGCAATGAATAATGGTAGCGGCTATCCTATTCCACCTTCGGGAACTGATAATTATGGAAGACCATATTGGATAGATGCTCAAGGACAGATGAGTTACGAACCTCCACAAAGCGGATTAGGTTTAGGTAGTGCTATACAAAAAGGTGCGGCTTGGGCTAAATGGTTGATGTGAAGGTGATTAAGTTTGGAAATTCGAGTTAAACCAATAGGCTCGGAGAGAGTTGTTGCCGAAACATGGAATGCTACAATCGCTAAGAAAAAATTAACAGAATTTATCTTTGCTGATTTTTTAAATAAAGGCAAATATTCTGATGAATTGCAGGGAATAAAAAAATACAACAGAAAGTATAAACCCAAAACCGTAGATAGGAACACTAAAGGAACAAAGGGATATACTAAAACTGAATTTGTTACTATATACAAACAAGCCATAGAAAAAATAGAAGATGAATCTATAGGTGAATTGCTAGAAGATGGTAAAATTGAATTAAATGAAGATATGTCTAAACTACTAGATAGCACGAAAGGCGAAGAATTAAAAAAACTTAGTATCAGTGAACTAGTAGGTGATACACTTGGAGAATTGTTTGAAGATACAGAACTTTCAAGAAAGGCAGAAATGAAATTAGAAAGAGGATTAACTACCGCAGAAGTAGATGAATATTTTACGGATAGAATAGAAGTAGAAGATAGAAAAGGATTTAGGATTTTTAAGTTAGATGGCATGAAATTATTTAGTAAAAGAAACAATGTCAAATATCAAACCTTAAAAAAATTAGGCTTCAAAAATATAGGGATTTCTACGGCAGGTGGAGATGAAGGAAAAAGCGAGGGTTCTGTTTTTGGAAGTGGTGACGGAAGGTTGCCTTTGGATGAACTCGGAGAAGTTTTTACTTCTCTTGAAGTTTCTTCAAAACCATTAGCAATAAACATTGGAAAAATCACACAAGGAGTAAATGCTCCTAAAGGAAAAGGGCCACTTTCTGTTCCAAAGAAACCAATGCGAACACCGGATTTTTCTGCAAAGAATCAAGTTGTAGACCTATCATCAAAAACCGGAGAAATACTATCAACTATATCCGATTCCTTAATGATATTATTTGGTGGTAGATGGGAGCAAGAAAATAAAGAAGATGTCAAGAGATATAGGCAGTTAAGTCAGCCCCTTAGAGAAATGAAACCCGTCTTAGAATCATATAGAAGATATTTGATTAAATTGTTTAAAGATGAATATGGCGAAGATTTAGACGATGTTACTGATAAGGAAAAAGAAGAATTCCTTACTAAAATAAAAAGAACTAACTTTGGAGATAACCCTACGGAAAAGCAATTAAGAGAAAGAATGGCTAAGATTGCCGGAACAGTGATAGAGGCGTATGCTACACATTCTTTAGTGTTAGATAATTTTATTATGGTAGGTAATAGAGAAGAAAAAGACTTACTATCTAGTCTAACAACAAGTGATGAGTATAAAGTAAACATTGATAACTTAGGGGTTTTAGATAAATTAAAAGAAATTAGAATAGCCAAAAGAGAATATATTGACCAACAAATAGACGAACTTGAGTCCGATGAAATTAGAGACGATACAAGAAAAGAATTATCAGCAAATAAACTAACTAACTTCGCTGAAGAAATATATAATGGTAAAAAGACTTTAATTGATTTATTTGGAAATTTATTGAGAGATTTAAATAAAGTATATAATATTCAAATAGTAATAAAGGCAACGGAATCAAAAGGAGACAAAGTAAGTTATGCTATTAAATCTCCTAAAGGTGGGCCAAAATCGTTTGTGTTTAGCAAAAAGATTTTACTTGATAGGTATGGAAGTAAGGTTGCTGAAAGAACTCCAAAGTCTGAGAAGAAACCAAAAGGACAATATATAGAAATAGGCAAAATAAAAAAATTCGTCAATGAGATAAAAAGAGAGTTGGCAATAATAAAATTGTAGAGGTAATAATATGGCAATAGCATCATCCCCAAGCGACTACACATCTATTGATGTTGATTATTCAACAGGTAAAGGATTCTATACCGATAAAGACGCAGTATCGGATATGTTACAGATACCTGCATTTACATCTTCTACATTTCCTAGTCAAGCACAAGTCGGTAAGATAATAAAAAACATAGAGGGCATGGTTGATGACAAAGTAAAGCGTTCATACAGACCCATCATACACAAAGATGAGTTTCATGACTTTGAATTTGTCAGACATCCGATGCAAGCATACTATGGTGGTTATGTTGGTTTTATACAATTAGCCACGATGAAACTAAAGAAAGTTATATCTCTCAAAGTTTGGCAAGGGAATAGTTATCTTGAGTTAGCATCAGCCCAAGCAAGTGTTACACTAGACCCCGACAACTTTCAACATCTTAGAAAAATAACATTACAGTTGCCAAATA